AAATTGTGTCTAATCTACCAGTACGTAATACCTATCGATCTTAAGAGGTTTGATTCGTCTCATCGAAACCAGGCCTACACTGCTTGTATGAAGTTCTATGGCTACCTCGGTCTAGCTTACCGTGTTGTCCAGAACTTGATCTCGGCAAAAACCTATGGTCTCATCGAGCACGATATGCCCCTAAGAAGAAGTGGTGATTTATTCACCGGGTGTGGTAATTGCCTAGTAGTCGGATCTTTGTTACACCAGTTCCCAGGTATACGTATGTACTGTGATGGTGACGACACCCTAATCTTTACTAATAACCCAGGTGTCATCAACGAGATTAAGTATAATCTCGCTACCTACGGATACCAGGTCACCAACGACGATCCCGTAATGCTATACACTCTCGATCGCCAAGGTAAGGTCTGCCCCACACAATACGAATTTGAATTCTGCCATGTATACTATCGTCCTGATGGATACTGGATCGACCGCAAACGTCTCTTGAATCGTCTTGGAAATATTGCAACTACGTCTCTCGACGCCGCAGCAAACACTATACTTGGAAAGCTTCAAGCCTTATCCAACCTGGAAGCTGTTGGTGTCGATTTTGGTTTCCCAGTACGTAGTCTTATCCGCATGACTGATGCTGATGAGCGTACTAATGTTGTACGTGAACTATATTCCAATACTGAGCACTTGCTTATTCAAGATGGCCCTTGTTTGGTCGATCTTACTGACCCGAACACCGGTATGATTGCCCGTATAGTATCCAACATTCGACTCGAAAATCTATATCTCCGCTACCTTAATGATAGGTGGTGGCGCCGCAGGATTCTAAGTATTATCAAGCGTGAGCTAATCACCTCACGTGAAGCGCAAGCTCGTTGGGCACCAGACTATTACACTAAGTTAAAGAAATGGGAACGTAGAATAACAGAATTAGGCTTTGATGCTATAGCCCCAGTTATGGACGAAGCCTATAAGAATATGTTCGTAGAGATGTTCGACCTAAATCCAGTTATTTACGATGCACCACCGTTTATCCACCCCACACGCGCTGACGAAAGTCGTACAACTTTCCGAGGCAACATACCAATCAGAATCCAGCTTAAATCATCAAACGTCACTTTTGTCCCAAGCAACAACTGCATGGTTTATGAAACAGGAGACCGAGTAGATGAATCATACATCGCTAGTCACACTATTTCTGAACCCCGTCCACAAACTGTTCACCCTAAACAGGATAAACAATAGGGTAAACAAAATACCCCTACCAATCAGAATCCAGCTTAAATCATCAAACGTCAC